CTTTCATTCCCGGATGCCCTTTTTCATTTTCAATCGCATACCATTTCATTTACTTTCCCTCCCCGACATAAAAATTCGCTTCGGCTTTTTTCAACTCTGCCAAAGCGACTTCAGGATTATTCTCATCATTCTTCTCAACGGATTTTTGGTCTTCCTTGTCACCCGAAACTTTTTTGCGTTGGTCTGCAAGCGCGTCCTCGCGATTTTCGACTTCGTCTTTCGCCATATCGAATGCCGCCGAAATATAGTCGTCGCTCTTGCCGTCAAGATTGAATTTTTCTCCGCGAACGGATTTAATCACGGCAATTTTGATTTCTTTATCCGTCATCGCGTCAGCTTTTTCAATTTTGTGTTTCGCCGCAATGCTCAACATTTCGACACGAGCTTTTACCGCTTCATCGAATTTTGCCTTCGCGTCTTCGGCGGCTTTCTCCGCGTCCTTTTTGATTTTTTCGTTATCCGAAATTGCCGCGTCATACTTGGCTTGCAATTCGTCTTTCTCTTTCGTCAATTCCGCTTTGAGAGAATCTTTTTCGTCGGACAATTTTTTGAGTGCATCCGCTTTTTCAACTTCGAGCGCGGAAATTTTTTCGCTCAATTCTTTTGAATCGGCGCGGATTTTTTCGATATAAACCGCAACCTCCGGCGCGGCTTCATATTCCAAGCCGCCGTCCAATCTGATTTTCGTGTAGTTCTTCTCACTCATTTTTTCTTCCTCACTTTCGTCTTCCTGTTCCCCGTCCATGTTCAAACGGGCAACTCCGGCTCTGCCTTCCGGCACTATCGCAACGTGATTGTAAATAATATTTCTCTGCACCGCGTCGTAATGCTCGCCTTCCGGTGTCACTCCCGGCGTTTCGTCAAGCTCAACCGTGTATCCGCAACTCAATTCTCGCGCCGCCGTGTCCAAATTGTAAATCACCACATCGGCGACAATATTGTTGCCGTCCTGCCTTCCTTCACTCAGCACACTGCCCACAGGTTTGATTCTCGCCGCATTTTTTGAATCGACCATACCTTTGTGTCCGATTGTTATAGGCTTGCCCTGCAGTGACGCGAGAGAGTCCTTTTTGAAGGCTTCTTCCGGCGGTCGATACTCAAGATATTCTTTCCCGTCTTTCATGTACTTGAGAATACCCGACCGACCGACTACGGGCGCGTCCCGTATAAAGCCCTCGTTAGTCCGTGTGGCACTGATTGCCACTCTGTCATACCTTTGCATTTCTTCTCACTCCGTCAACTTTCGGTGTCAGGGTATAGTTCCCTTCAATCCTCACCGCGCCGCTCCTCACCGACTGAATCAAGCCGGCTTTTACCGCTTCGGCGGCGGTGAATTTTTCCGTCTTTACGTCAATCATGATTTCCCTCCAAACGAGTAAATAAAACTTGAGCGCATTTCCCTATACTATATTCAAAGAGGCTGTTTTGAAAGGATAGAGCCGGGCGTGTATTGTCTGCTGTCCTATGGAGCCTCTTTCTTTATTATATATTTTTTAAAATTTATAATGTTTATATTGTATAAATACAATAATAACGGAGGATAAGAGAAAAACGACCGCAAACGTCAAAGCAAGAATTGAATCGGAACACTTCGCTCAGGGACCGGAATTATTTTCTAATTTTTCTCTGCAGGGATGCGAGAATTTCTCAAATTCTCTATTTGCCTGTTTTTGAAAGTTTCAAAATCTGCGTTTTCTCGTTTCCTCGCTCCCTAAATCGTCACTTTTGCCTTCAGGTGAAAAGTTTCAAAATCGGTGTTTACACTTTTAGCCCTTCCCAAACCGGTCTGATTTTTGAAAGTTGAGCATTTTTCAGACATCGTTTGTTTACGATTTCGGGTACCAAAACAGCCACTTTTCACGAAAGTTGTGCTCCGTGTGTTTTTTCGGTTTCGTGTTTGCACTTTCTCAAAATTGCCTCACGGTGAAAAGTTTCGGATTATGCGCTTACCTTGCTTTCAACCGGCATGAATATTTTCGAGTCGGCATCAACCGATTTTCTTTGAACATTTTCGGACAGGAATTTTTTGATTTGCTCGTAACCCCAACCGAGATTTATCAGACCTGCCGTCAGCCTTTCGAGATTTTCCACTTCCGACAACTCGTCCGCCGTGAAATAATCCCGAACGCTTTCGCCTTTCGCGATTTTAAAATCCTGCCGCAAGCCCTCAGCATTTTTTCCGAACAGGACTTTATAAATCAGATTCGTGTAGTTCGGGTACATAAATTTTTTGTGAAGCGATTCGGGAATGACATTCTTAATCGTGTCGGTCAAGATGTGCCGAACCACAATTCCTTTCGCGCGTTCGATTTCCCACTGCTTGCGCTCGGCTTGTATTCGCTTAAGTGCTTCCTCCATGGTGTTGAACTCGGAAATATACCTGAGTTTGCAAGACAACGCTTTTTCGCCGGTGAAGCCCATTACCAGCAACATAAATCCGTCACGCGTCATTTGATATTCTTTGTTCAACTTTCCGCTTGCGTCTTTATATTTAATCTGAAAAAAATATGACTGAACTGAAAATTCAGCCGAGCCGTCTTCAACATAATTCTTGATTTCAAGATTGACAGAAGTTTTAATCAAATTGTCGATAGCTTGGACAACATTTCTGTGTTCCTTCTCAAAATCTGCTGCTACACGACGACTTGTCGTAATAAGACGCTCTTCGCCTTTCTTACCTTCGATTGTTACCAACATTTTAAAATCCTCCGTTCCGTGATTTTCAAAATTCTATTTGATTCGTCGGCAAAAATTATCCCGCTTTTGCCTTTAAAAAGTTTTCGCTCACCAAGTAAATGCGTAGCCGAAAAGTGTCGGTGCGTCTTTCTTATCCGGCTTAATCGGCACGATACCGACGACGGACGGCTTGCCTTCAAAAATGTTGACAATAAAGACCGTCGCTTGCGGTTGTGCGCCGGGATAAATTCCTTTCATTTCACACACGATATAATGATTTTCGCCGCGCACAATTTGCTTGCCGATGTACATGACGGGCTTATAGGACGCGCCGATGATTGATTTTTCCGCTGCGGTAAAAGCCGCTTGTACTTCCGGCGAAAGTTCTTCGCTTTCGATAATACGTTCGATTTTTGCACCCTCGCCCTTGATTGCACCTTCGCCCGGCGGTACGTTGATGACAAGACCGACGATTGACTTGTCTTTATTCTTCGTCGAGCGAATATCTTCTGCGATGAAAAGATGATTCGTACCGTTGACGAGTTGCTTTCCGACGTACCAAATCGGATTGTAGGTTGCGCCCAAAAGCGGATTGCTGTTTGCCGCACTCACTGCCGATGCCGCGTCTTGCGGAAGGCTGTTTGCAGATGCGTTCACGATTTCGTAGCCGCCGAAAGTTTCACCCAATTCAATTCCACCAAATTTTTTACTCATTTCAGATTCCTCCAATTTTTTTAAAGCGGGATAAATTTTACCGACGAAGGCAATAAAAAAGCACTCGCTCTTGCAAGTGCTTGTAACACTTATTCATTTTCCGGCTCTTCTTCGCCGGATTCTTCTTCGACCGGATAATACGGTACGACGCTGTTTTGGATTATATTTTTGACTTCCGAAAAAATTCTGTCCGTCAAATTTATCGCAATTTTGTGCCTGTTCAGCACTTCGACAATTTCTTCTGCCGCAGTCATTTCAATCACTCCAATCAAAAAAAGTGCTATAATTTCCACGAAAGGAAGTGGCTTTTATGAAACCGAATCAAAACATTATTTTCTCGATACTCAATTACATCGAGCGCGAAAGTAACGGCAGCAAGTGGTTTGAGAAAAATTCTTTGTCTGAATTTATTGCAAGTCAAACTTCGACTCCGGAGGAAACCGTCTTTGCAAATTTGCAATATCTCATCGACGAGGGTTTGCTTTACGCCGAAAAAAGCGGTATTCGCGACTTGACATCAGCAGGAAGAAGGCACCTTGATTTAATTCGCAATACCGATTCACCCCCTCTTCCTCATCAAGCGACAAGTCCGTTTTCCTTCAATGTCGGCGGAAGTATGACCGGCAATATCGCCTTCGGCGGAAATATTTCCGACAGCAGGACAATCTCTGCCAATAAAACCGTCAGCAGTAATTTTGCAATTACTTTCGACGAATCCGTAAAACTTATTGAAAATTTCGATTCTTTATCGGCGCAAGACAAAATACTTCTGCGTCGATTGTCGGCTGAACTCGAATTGATTATCCGGGAGCAAAAACCGGTATCGAAAGGTATGTTGTCGCGTTTCGCGGATTTACTGCAGCAACATAGTGCCGCCGTAGCGACCGCGTTCCAGCCCTTTATCAATTTGTTGCTGTTGAAAAGTTAATCTGTCTTTCAATCCGAGCAATGTGAATTTCAAATCGGCATTTTCTTTCCTCAATGCTTCAATAATTTTTTGCTCCGGTGATTCGGTGCAAAGCAATTCAATAAATTTATTCATGTACTTTTCGTTCTCCTCGCGGAGAAAAGCGTTCTCCTCACGAAGGCGTTCAAGTTCATTCATGCCCAAGCACTCCAATCTGAATTTCACGCATAATCGGGTCATTCACCAAATATTCCAATCCCGAAAGTGTGATTTTCGCGTCCTCAACATTACAAAAAATCGCTCCGTCCAAAGTGCGCTTGATTTTCACGTCGTCCACATAGCCGCGTTTGACAAGCATTTCGAGCAGGAGCGAATATTTTTTTGCACTTATTTTGAACCGCTCAGCCGAAATTTCTTTCATGTCCGGCTCGTCACGGTCCATAGCTTTTTCCAAAAAATGCAAGACCTTGTAAATAATCTCAAAGTTGTCCATGTCAATCACTCCGATTAAATCTCTATCGTAACCGTCGCGCTCGTTCTGCCGGTAACCTGCACCTTTATTTCGGGCTTTTTTCTGCCGACTTTTTTTACTTCCCAAGTAATTTTGAGTTTCAATTTATCGGCGACACTCTCCTTTTTACACATTCAAAATCACTCCAAACGTGTGCTATAATCTTATAATCTCCGACGAAAGGAGGGTTGCTTTATGAAGGTTGCAAAAATTTACTTGCGAAACAGAACCGACGTGATTGAGATACCGAATTTCAAAGCCTTTCAAGTGCCTTATGAAAAAAGAACAGAACCTATCAGAGAAAAGGCTTTTGAAAGTGTGAAATTTGACGACGAATCTCAATATATTGTCGTCGGCGCGAAAAAGTCGGTCATGTTTCGCGGCGATGAAGTTCAATGTGTTTCCGTTGAAGATTGTGAGTAAATATCATTAAACTCTTCGTCGGTAAGACACTTGAGTTTGGAAAATTCCATTCGCAAAATGCAACTGCCGTCCCCGTACTCGGTTTTTACTCTGCTTACGGTATCTTTGATTGCTTGCCAACCGGGATAATTCGGCACTTTAAACACTATTTCGGGTTTTGCCGGCTCGACTTTGCGGAGAAGTTCTCTCACTTCCGTCAAAAGTGACTTGAGTTTCTCCGCCTTTTTTATTGCTTCGTCAAGCTCTATGCCCAATTTTTTGTCCGTTTCGGTCATTTTGAATCACTCCCAATCAAGATTGTTGATTTTCTTGTACTTTTCAAAACTGCGTCGTGCTTCTTCAGGGGCTTTATCGGTGAGGACGAAACGGTCACGTTCTTTACTGATGCGGTACCATTCTTTATTGTGCATCCAAGTCAAACAGTCTCTGTCTCGCGAAGACATCGCGTTACTTTGCATTTGCATTATCAAGACCTCCTCGTAATTGCCAGAACTTCGGTATAAAATTTTTGACTAAAATAGGAAGGTTTACCTGTAGATACATCAGCAAATACTTCTGCAATTATTTCTGAACCGTCTGTGAGTTTGATAGAATACTCGGATAAATTTTCTTGCAGATATGTAAGTATTTCAATACGATTTTTTCCCGTAATATCACAAGCAATTTTCATTGAATCAATTTTGTATGCGTCGGATACAACGTGCCCAAACTCATGATGTATAATCGCTCTGTAGTCAGTGCCTTTCACGAACCAGCCGTCTTCGACAAGTTTATTGTACTCCTTTTGAAGTAAATTTATATCTCGGTAAGCGTTGGCATTCAGATTTATAATTTTACCGTTTGTGACGGCAAAATCATTGGGGTGCATTGACGTAGACAGCGATAAGGTCAATCGTTTCTTTTCATTGGAGACACCGGGAAACTTATTTTGCAAATCGGCAAGAGTATTGATTGCGGATTTTATAGTGTTCAGGTCGCCATCGAATTTTTTCACGCCTGACAGATAGATTCCGTGTTCATCAGCGAGTTCTCGAAGTTGAACATATTCTTCTTTCGACAAAATTTTTGACTTGTCAAATGGCGGCCAAACAAGTTTGTCAGTTGTACTCATTTTACCCGATTCCGCGTAATTTGTATACGAATTTTTCTGCGGAACGAGTTTAAAACTCTGCTCGTCAATCAACGGCTGAGCAACACATCTGCACCTTACGGCTTGTCCCGGATGCCCTCCGTCGGGAGGATTGCTCCATTTAAAAACCTGTCCCGACCGCGCCGCATGATTCGGTCTTACCCTTCTATCGCCCATTGTTCGCCAAATATAGCTTTCAATACCCGCGCTCATCTGTCGGTATTGTGTCAATCTGCCGTTAAGTTTACCGACTTGGTCTGCACCGATTAACGCCGCTCGCGTTTCCGAAACTCCCGCCAACTGCCGAATGTCTTTTGTCAAATCCGACATATTTTTTTCGACGCGCGGCTCCGAACCGAACACGGATTTAATCGTTTCGGAGTGTTCGCGTTCGACGTGCTTATTCACTCTGCCGAAAATTTTGTCGATAATCTTTGTCGGCGAAATTTTTTGAAGTTTCTTTCGCATTTTGTCGAATACGACCAAAAGACCTGCCACTTTCAGCATTTTTTCCGTCAACGATTCTTCATAATCATCGGTATCGTCCTGCTTTATCGCATTTCGGATTAAAGCGTCCGTCATTTCGGGAATAAAACTTTCGATAATTTCATATTCGGCTTTGACGTAAGCGACAAGCAATTTTGCGTACTCTCTTTCAATCGCAATCGGATAACGAATTTTTCTTTTCGGAATAATCATTCCTCAACACCTGCCGACAAAATTTTATCAAGCGAAGAATCCGTGACATAATCTTCGGCAACGGATTTTCTGACTTCCGAGCCGTCCAACGCGCCGAGTTCGACGAGAATTTTTGCGGCGTTCGCCTTCTGTGCCAAAGTGTCCGCAACAATTTTACCCGTTTCGGCTTTTTCCTTCTCCGACGGGTTCCACAAAGGTTTGAACGCGATACTCCAATTTTCCGGAAGTTTCACGTCATAATCCGACGACAAGCCGATAAGATAAATCAGTTGCATTAAATTCGGACGGAGCGTTCGTTTTTGAATCCTGCCGACAAGATTATAATAATTTTCCATATCCGCGTCGCCCGTCGCACTCAATCCCGCCGGAGAACGTCCGAAAAGAATTGTCGAAGGTATACCCGTCGCCGCAGATAAAGCGTACATCGCCTGTTCGATAACGTCCTTGACACCGGACAGCGACAAATTTTTTCTGTCGTACTCGTCCTTCGTGTCAATCGCAACGATATTTTCAAGATGTCGGTACATATCAATCAGCCGCAAACGCTTTTGAATTTGTTCTTCGCCAAAGTCGTTCTGCATGATTGTTTGCATACCGTCCAACTTCATTATGTCTTGTGACATTTTCTCAAGCGCGGCTACCGACAGTCGCAAACTCTCTTTGTAATGAGCGAGAACATCGGAAATTTGTTCGGCTACGGTACCGCCCCAACCGTTTCTTGCTCTGCGTCTTTCGTTTGAGATTATCCCGCCGTGAAAAAGTAAAAGTCGGCTTTCGTGTACGAGAAACGAATTTCCGTACATGCCGACCACAGTATAAAATTCCGGCTTGCCGTATCGCTTGTCGAACGGGTCTGTATAAAAATAATCCGCCGTGAAGGACAAATCCTCCGGCGAATAAACTTCAAGCCTTTCAATATTTCGGATTGATTTTTCGTTCAGCGGGTCTTCAAGCGTTCCGCCGTCATCGGCGAGAATCAAAATCGCCGCTCCTCCGTGCAGTCTGTCCCATGACAGCGCGGTTGAAAATTTTTTTTCGCTTTCCAAGTCTTCGAGCACCGAGAATAATTTTTCGACTTCGACTTTTTCAACACCGGTTAAAGTGAATCCCGCCCTTAAAGCGTCCTCTGCCGGAGCGGATATAATTTTTCTGAAAATGCCGTCGCTGTCGAAAAAGTTATCGTTCATTCGATAATCAACGAAAGTTTTGTTCGTAAAATTTCTGAATCGCAACGAATGTTCTATTATCGTTCGGTAAAAACCGTCTTGATTAAAAATCACACCCACCCCCAATCTCTTATGAATGTTACGGCACTGAAAGCGTCTGCCGCCGCGTCTACTTGGTCATCGTGCAAAGCGTCCGGGAATCCTTCAAGCTCGTTTACGAAATCTTCATTCCAATCTCCCGCCAAAAGTAAAATATTTCCCGCTTGCCACTGAGCCGACAGCGGGTCCGCACGAGTTATTTTGCTGCCGCTCACGGTCTTGCACTCTACGTTGAATCCCGCAAGATGACTGATATAACTTTGCGCCTGTTCCTTTCCCGCTTGACCGGGGTCTTGCGGTATTCTGATATTTGTACAGCGGTAAAGTTCTCTGTCGGTAATTGCCGTCGATTTTACGAGGTTGCGCACGTCCGCCGCGTTAAATGCTTTGCGTTTAACGTCAAGAATTATGTACTGCCCGGTATCGAGCCTTGCACACAAAACTCCCGCCGTTCTGTCGGGATTTTTGTTTTCGGCGGTAATCTCCGTCGCCGCCAAATCCCATGCGCGACAAATCGCAGAAATTTTTCCCGGTATTGACCTGACAATCGAAACTTTTTCACGGGGAAAATACAATCCCGCCGCAGGTCTTATTTTCCAATTCCCGCGCAACAATCTTTCCTTTTCGACGAGCGACAATGCCTTCAAACTCGAAAGGTAAGTCGGATTTGCCTTCAACAAAATTTCATTGTCGTAAACCGACGACGAAATAAAAGTTGCCGTCTTACAATCTTCCGGCATAATCGGTTCGTCGGCAAACTCGTTGACTTTTTTGCAAACCTCTTGACGCGAATCACCCCAAGTTATTCTTCCGTCGCCGCTCCGGTAAAAAACTCTTACCACTCCGTCACGTTCGGGGATTGCGTAACCGGTTTTTTGGTCAATCCACCACTCTATAAATTTTGCAACCCAACTGTCACAGTCGGGGTTGCAAGTTGCCCTGATAAAAGGTTCAACCCCGCAAATTGAGCGATTTCTCGACAGCATATAAAAGAATGTAAACTCGCTTACATGCGTCAATTCGTCAAAGCCGATAAAGCAAATTTGTGAGCCTTGCCAAGCGTAAACATCACTTTCGCGGGAAAGATAATCAAAAGCCAACGTGGATTTTCCGTTGAAATTCCAGCTGTACTTCGGAGAACGCAATGCTCGCGCTCCTCTTATGCCGCTGTACATTTGCAATGACGTATCCCAAAGACCTCCCGCCGCCGCAACTTGCGTATAATTTTTCCGAAAAATCACTGCATTGAATCCTTGAATATTTTTGTATCTCAAAAACTCCAAGAGTAAGGCATAAGTTTTTCCACCACCCGCCGCACCACCAAAAATTACAATGTCTGCGCTTGATTTGGCAAACTCGGTTTGAGGTCCGGGCTGTGGAGATAAAATAGTTTTCATATCTTTTTATTTTTTTCAGGCACTTGGATAATCACGTCGTCTTCCTCAAAATTTTCTTCGGAATTTGTCACGCCGATTTTTTCCAAAAGCGTCCATTGTGCTTGAAATGCCGCGTGATACATTTCATTCAGCGACTTTACCGACGCTTTCGATAAATCTTTTTGGTTCAATCCTTCCGCCGCTCTTTCCTGAAAATTTTTCAAGTCTTTCAACTGCCGTCGAATTGTTTTTGATAAATTTTGTTTTTCTCTCATACGCAATTCTTCAAGCAATGAATTATCCCAAGCAACGGCGCGATTTTTCCAGTCAAATTTTGTTGCCCAACGTCGAATCAAAGTGCAACTTTTGCGCAACTTTTCCGCAACTTTTTGGTAACTGCGTTCCTCAAGCTCAAGATAAACTTTGAACGCCGAAAAAGCCGCGTCAGTTTCGTTTTTCAGCCGCTCCCACAATTTAGTTTTATCATTTGCCAAGTGCCTCCTCTCCTTTAAAATTTTTTGTTTTTCGGCGGTAATTGAATTATTGTCAAATCTTCAAAATTTATCTTCTGTAGTTTTCAAAATTTTCACCTGCGAACAAATTTAAAAAAGCACCTGCGTTTTGCAAGTGCCGAATACGTTATTTAATTTCTGCAAGATAGTTTTTTGCTTTATCCGCGCCGACTTTACGAACAAGTTTCATAAACTCCTTAATGACTTCCCATTCATCATCGAATGCCGACAAAGAATGAATCGGTCGCCGAACAACGGGATTTTCCTTTCTCCAACCTTTGGGTCTGCCGGCTCCCGCTCTTGCTCCGCCCCAGCCGCTCATGCAGTCACCTCGTCGTTAAAAGGATAATCCAATCCGGCTGCTTTGCAAATTGCTCTCGCGCAAGTGTCGGGAATCGGTAACTCGTCATCTTCATCTTCCGAATCCTCCCGTTTTGAAGTATCAGCAAGAATTTTGCGATATTCGTCAGTATCTGCTTTAATCAAAGTTACGAATGCTTCAGAAGAATACTCGTCCGGTTCGGCAACAATATTTTTAATCGGAGTAGGTTCGACGATGCGATTGCTCATGGTCGGATTGAGCTTTCCGGCTTTCGTATCTTCCCAATCAGCCAATATGCCGGCAAGTAAATCCTCCGCCATGTAAATTGCATCGTAAAGCGAATATCCGCAAGTAGCTGCGCCTTCAATGTCCGGAAAAATCACCGAATAAGTATCCGGCATTTTTTTATCTTTATAAAAAATCGCCGGGTAAGCATATTTCATAAAAATTCCTCCAATCTGTATGTGAAAGAGTGGCGGCCTCCTTGCCGCCTTCCTTTACTTAAGTCCTGCCGATTTCAAAATCTGTTTCAAGGTTCCCGTTGCAACTTCTTGCGTTTTGTGTCGCGGCACTTGGAATTTTTGACCGGTCTTTGGATTTATCCACCATTCGTGATTGGTTCCGTCTGAATCCTTTCGACAACCGGCTTTCTTTAACATTCTTCGTAATTCAGAACCCGTCGGCATTTGTTTCACTCCCTTTGACTTGATTATATTTTAACAAAATATTTTCAAATTGTCAATAGGGAGCAGGAGAAATTTTTATCCTAAACTAGCGAGAAAATCCCACTTCTTTAAGTCAAAAAAAAATCTGGCTGTAGCATTTTAGCCGGACTAAAATTTTATAAATCATCAATACAAGGCAGAAAAACAAAAAGTATTTTCAAACCTATGACAATCATAGCATAAATTATAAAGTCGCCTCTTGTCAACTCTTGCCGCTTATTGTTGACTATCGTCTTTTATCAGGTTGACTTTTGAAGTTTTTTCATCAAATTTCCGTGCATACAATAAACTCGACTCTCGGAGTAATTCATCAAAAAACCAATGTCACGAAAATGTTTGCCGAAAACATAACGATAAAGCAAAAGGGTTTGTGCATTGGTATCTTTAAATTCTTCCTGTATCTTTTTGGTGAGGAGCGGTATTTCTGTTTCCACTCTCCGCCGTAATCCGGTAAGAATGTTTTCGGTATCGGTAATCAGCGTCGCTATCGTTTCGACACGTGAATCGGGATTATTTCCTTTCGGTGAAACGTCAAGACAGGTAAAACTTTTTCCGTTCTCTGTCACGCGATTAAATTGCGGAGTTACGGAACGTGCCAAGTCTTTAAATCCCGCAAGTTTTCTTTCTTCGTCGGCAATCTGTTTTCTGAGTGTCCTCACAACGTTCAATTCTTCAAAAGTCACTGCGCTCTCTCCTTTTGACAATGCGAAAGAAATAAGTTAAAATTTCTTCGGCACTGACGCGGGGAAGGCGGCGGTGCTTTTATTTTTATTCGCCGATATCCTCAAAAACGACGGGCAATTTTTCTTTTAAGACGTTCAGAATCATGAAGGCAATTTCGCGCATCTGCGGGTGCGCTTTTTTGTCGGTGCGAAGTTTCAAAATGTGTCTCCACTCTCTCAAATTCGCCGTCATGACAATTTCGGTTTTGAGTGAGTTCGGCAAAACGGAGCGGGCAATTTCGGGCGTTGCTCCGGATTTACGCAGGAAAGAATATTTTTCTTCCGCCGCCCGCATTGCATTTGTCCAAATATTGGAGCCGTTTATGTTTTTCAAAAAATCCGGAACGTCGGCAAAAAAATTCGGCTTAATGAAAGTCAATTCGTCTTTGTAGTCACAGAACCGAGTTGATTCAATGCTGAAACTTGCGAGCCGATGACGTGTAAGCTCCGCCATAACGCCTCTGTCGCAAATAATTTTGAATAAGATTTTTTACAAAAGTTTTTGCGCTGTCGGGCGTGATATTTTTTTCGGACAGATAACAAGTTCTGCCGCAACGTTCGATAAATTTCATTACCTCGTCGCCGTCGAAGTCGCGCATAAGTTCAACGTACGGATTTATTATTTTCATTTTGACTGCCTACCTTTCTATTGTCACCAAATAATTCATAAATGGCGGGGTCGCCGTGCTCCATTCTTATGATAAAGCTCAACAATTCAGAGGTGAAAAGGCTCATCGGCAAGTTGACATCATATGCATATTTTCTAATGACTTCAATTAACAAAGCCATTCTTTCGCCGATACTGTAATAATCTGTAATTATTTCAGTGTCCTTGAAGTCTTTGTCTTTTCCGCCAGTAACCGCACACAATATGAAAGGCACGTCGTCGGCTTTCAGTTTGGCGGCACATTCATCAATAATTTTCATTTTTCAACCTCCATTAAATTTTGTAATTCGTTCACGATTTTCATATCAATCTTTTTGTGCCTTTTCGGAGCAAAATCGGCAAAAGGCATTTTTCTAAAAAACTGCGGTTGATTCGCCCAATCTGCCAAAACATTGTACATCTTCCGAAATTCCGACTCGTAACACGCTTTGAACCGCATTACATAAGCTAATGTGTTATATTTTTTCAGCAAACCTAACCTTTGCGCGGTTTCCTTCACGTCCCGGATAAAAAATTTTTCGTCGAATTTCCCGCGTCTGTCATAACCGCACAGCACATAAAATTTCACGTTTTTATTTGTATGGCGACGAATGAGTTGTAATTTTTGTTCGATTATCGGAGTGTCCCGAATGTCATCAAATGCAAAGATGACGTCGCCGTCATACTTTGAATGAAAAAGTAATTCGGCTTTTTCTTCGTCAAGCAATCGAACATCTAATCCTTGCTTAAAGTGGAAAGGCTTTTGAGTTTCTTGGAGTTCCAGGATTTTTTCTTTCCAATTTTCAAAACCGAAAAAATTGTCGTCAAGCAAACAAATTTTTCTCCGAGAATCATCAAGAAATTCTTTGAGCGGCGAATGTTCTTGAACCTTATTGGAAGTCCGATTCACGCAAAACGCACAGTGACGGAAACAGCCGCGAGTTAAAAAGCCGATTGAATAATCTTTATATGCTTTAAATTCCGTGCCGCCCGTATCCTTTTTGACAAGCCAATCGTCGTACAAATGATAATCGGGCATCGAATGTTCGATTTCATACGGCAAAGGCGGAGCGTTATCATAGAAAAAGCCTGTGCCGCCGTATTGAACGTTTGGCAGTTCGAGAATATTTCCGAAAAGGTTGTCGGAAGAAGGCATAGGCGTGTCTGTAAAAACTTTCGCAATATAGACCTTATCAAAGTCGGGCAAGCCGTCATAGTCGGTCTTCAAAATGACTTCGTCGCCGATTTTTTTGTGATAACCGCCGAGTTTCATGCAGACCAAGTTAGGGAATCTGTGACGTTTGCGCCCGATTAAATCTGCGTCAATCAACGCGATTTTCATTTTTTTCCTCCCGGTCGTAAGCTCTTTTTAAAATTCTGAAAGAATATAAATCGGTAACACCCATAAGAGTATTAGCCAAACATTGGAACATTACACAAACTTCCACAGAAATATCTATGAAAATTATCGCGAAAACTCCGCCGACAAAACTTGCCGCCAGACAAGTCATTTCGTTTAAAGCGTCAAAATTGGTCCTCTCGTCACCGTCCGCGATTATCCTGTTTGCAACATTTCTCATAATCATCAACCACAGGCAAGAAGAAACGGCGTTTATAATCGAAAAACCAAAAAATCTGACTGCCGGATAATCCACCCCGATTAAAGAAGTTGCACTGAAAATCAAAATATCGGCGATGACAATCCGGAAAAAATACTTGCGATACAATTCTTTTAATCTGTCGAACTGTATTGAATAATTGACAACGACAGCCAGACCCGTTTCAAGTAAATTTGCCATCGCAAAAATTTGCGGCTCAATGTGTGATACAAAGTAAACTTGAGTTATCGGTCTCGTCGCGGCGAAAACCAAAGACACAGTAACCGGACCGACAAGATACCAAAATTTTTCACGCTTGCTGAGCAAATTTTTATTCATTTCCGTTTACCGGACGGATTTATGATTTTCATTTAGAATCACGCTCCCCGCGACGTACAATTTTCATTTTCCAATAAAATTTACAATCTTCCTCCGGCGGGTCACCGAAATAAGCTTGACGATACGGGTCGGGCTTAGCTTTGTAGCGGTAACAAGTTTCTTTTTTGGGGCATTTCCCGCCCCTGCACATTGTGATGTCAGGCATTTTCGTTCTCCTTTACGATTCTCTCATTTTTTTGTTCCTCTCCTTAGGCGGAATTGCACTCGATAAAATACCCGGCATAGTCGCAAATAGTTGTCGGGTGCGAATTGCCGCGAACGGAAACCATGCAGATGTGATGTTGTCCCCTTTTCCACGTCCACAAATCTAATACAGCCGACGCCCAGCCAATGTTCCAATTCCCTAAACTCTCTCGGAGCTCCCGGAGCGTAGCGGCAATACACACCGACACAGCCGCCCGCCCGTGTTTCTGCAGACATTCCGTAAAAACTTCCGCATGGTTGTAGCGATTGATTTTTTCCATGTCTTTTGCGGTTTCTTTGAGTTTTTTGACTATCTTTACCCGTTCCAATCTGTCTGTCGGGTGACCCAAAAACTGCTTAATTTCTTTTATCAGTTCCTTGTCCGGCATACGTCACACACTCCTTTCGTGTTCTCATCCGGTAGGATTATTTGCCGCGAAATTTAATTATTTCCATCACTTTTTGCTCCTTTTACCAGTCTGACATTGAAAAAAGACCTTCCGATGTCATTGATTTTAAAATTTCGATTAACGCTCATAATTTTTTCTGAGCCGTCCAGGACAAGGATATAAACTTCATCATCGGAATAAAACTCATCACCGTTTTTGTCGTAGCCGACGAATTGAGCGACGGTTTCGGGATAAACTTCGGCGGATTCATCTTTTCCGACGGGGCAAATTGCAACCGCGCCGTCCTCGTAATGGAGCAAATCACCGTAAACGGTTTTATTCAAAAATGTTGTTACACCGCGAAATTTAATTATGTTCATTTCGTTTGCTCCTCTCTTCATGCAAGCGTTTAAACTCTTCTTGAATGTCGATGCCGCAATCGTTCAAAAGAATTTTCCGGACTTCCGCCATGTTGCCTTTGCCGAATTTTTTCACGCCTTCGATAAATTCATCAAACTCCCACAAAAATTTTTTGAGCCGCTTTTTCCCGAATCCGTATTCGGTGTTGAGGAAAAGCAACGTCAGCGCGATAACCGTACCGTATGATTCGGCTTGTTCGTTTTCGCGTTGCAAGGCAAATTCGCGGGCGGCAATTTCTTTAACTCGTGTCGGTGTCATACGCTCATAATTGCGCCGCTCCCGCCGATTGAGTTTGCGTGTCAAGTTGCCGATTGTGTCCACTCTCCCCTCAAATTCGGACGAAGTTTGTACCGGAAGGCGTAATCATTCGCCATTCTGATATTGCGCCACTTCGCGACAAAGTTCAGCGACAATTTCCGAACCGTGCAAACAAGTTTCCGGCGTTGGTCGTTTTTCGCGTCGGCTTTTTTGCCGGCGATAACTTTTTTTGCACAATCGGACGAACAAAATTTTCTGTTCGAAATAACCGTTTCAAATTTCTTCTTGCAACATTCGCAGGTTTTAATCATGCTTTTCTCTCCTTTGCTGACACCGTCAAGCCTTTTGCAAAGTCAGCCCAATATCTTTTCAATTCCGCCCGGCAATGTTCAATTTCAAAATCACTTTGGCGATTGAACCTGCACCGTTCGGAACAATATTTTTTGTTCGGAAATTTTGTTTCAAATTTTTTGTTGCAGGTTTCGCAAACTTTAATCATGCCGACCTCCCGAATTTTGCCTTGAGAATCTTTACAAAAATTCGCGTCAAGGTATCGTCAAGGCTGAAATAATTGAGCCGGCATTTATCGGAGCAAAATTTTTCGTTCGGGAAGGTCGCCGAAAATTTTTTCCCGCAATGAAGGCAAGCACCTTTCACAAATGCGGGGCGCGTGTTCGGCGGCTCAACGCGTTTTGAAGAATTTTTTCGCACACGTTCCGCCGAGCGGTTTCTGTTGCCTTGCCGGTAACAATCCTCCGAACAATATTTTTGGCGATAATAATTTGATTCAAAAGTTTTTCCGCAAATCGGACAAGTTTTAACCATGCCGACATCTCCCTTGCATTGCTAAAATTTCCTCGTAAGTCTTGCCCATAAAAACGAACGCCATATACTTGCCGTAACTCAACCCGCAATCGTCAGCCTTGCGAATATTTTCGTTGAGCTTGCTTTCCGCCCGGACTTTTTGAATTTCGCTTTCCATCCGTTTTTTTTTGCATTTTGTTTTTGCTTTTTTTGCAAGGAAATATCGGCGCATCGCATTTTCGGACGCTTGAGCGAGGTGTGCTGTTTCGGAACATTCCGCCGAGCAATATTTCCGGTTTCCGTGCAACGGAATAAATTTTTTCCCGCAGAGCGGACAAACTTTTTCCATAAGTCATTCCTTATTCCAATCACCAAGTGAACGAATAACCGACAGATTTTTCGGTATCGTGCTTGACGCGTTCTTTCTCTTCCTCTTGTTTCGCGTCATTCCAGCGGTCGATTGTCCCGACGAGATACAAATTTGTTATCGCCCGGCTTTTTATCCGGACTTCTGCCCGTCGCCGGACAGTTCGGCATATCTTTTCACGCTTAATTTGCCGTTGCGTGGCGCGGTCTCGTGGGCGAATTATTTCATCGCCTATGCTCTGCACCTGACTTGTCAAAAACGGCGCTTTTTGAAAAGTTGCCCTTTTGATGTTTTCAAAAACAGCACTTTTTGACAAGCCTTCGGTTCGGATTATCTCATTTTCTCCGGATTTCTCCCGATTCAAACTTTAATGATGTTGCTGTAACGCCGTTTTTTATTTCGTTTTCTCCGGATTTCTCACGATTTTTTAACTTGCCTGTAACTTGCCGACGTTCGACTTTACAATTTTATTTTTGATGAGACGTCCCCGCTTAATACCGCGCTGATAATCTGCAATCTTCAGAACGGCTTGACTGCAGACGGCTATCAACTAACCTGTTATGCGGCGAATACGTTCAAACTTTTTCCCGCGTACCGTGTAATCGCAAGCAACCTTGCCGTCGTCGCTCAAATAAACTTTGAGCACGGTCAACCTGCCCTGCGGAAATTTTTCTTTTGCAACACCGACGTAATATTTCAACTCGTCAAACTTGAAAATATTTTTGTCGGCGGTAACTTCAACGTCATCAATAATCATAAAAAATCACCTCTCCTTAAAGTAACCGCGCTTTTCATTTTTCTCATTGACTTTTACAAAAAGTTCGGCGCGTTTCTTGTTGTCGTAACCGAGCGCGTCAAGCCAACTGATACAAACGGTGATAACGTCGGCGAGTTCTTCAGCCAACATTTCACGCGCTTGAGCAGGGTACCCTTGAAAATTACCGTAGTTTTGAATTTCGGCGACTTCAAAAATTTCTTCCTGCACTTTTAAGAGCCAATCGCGCGGGGAATAGTCCTTTGTCGCTTTGCCGTTGCCGTCACATTTTATCGGACGCGGAAAAGTGAATACTAATTCAAACGTCATTTTTTATTCCTCCTCGACAAACAATTTCGTGACGGTCTGCCACTTGCCGCCGCTGAAAAGGAAAATCGAATTTTTCTTGAACCGGATAAGATAGCCGGAAATTTTTCTCCGTGTAATCGGAGTGAAACCGTAAAATTTAACCCGTTTCATTTTTATCTTCTCCTCCCTTAACCGTCATAAATTCTTGCAAGTTCGCGAGAAATGAAAAAGTGTATTCCGTTCGAACATTCATTCCAACGATTTTCATCAAAACTGTCCGCGAAAACCGTTTCACCGACCCGGTAATAAAAATTTTCGTCATTCAAGGAATTTATTGATTTCAAATCCGAAATTGAACCGTCAAGATTTTCACCGGCATTTGAAGCTTGTCGCTGATGAGCGTTTCGCGTCTTCCGGAATTTTCAAGACAACAATTTTTTCGAGCCGCGCTTTTTTGTAAGCGATAAAACTTCCCTCTTCCGGGCATTGGAGATAAAATCCGATTGTGTCTTCGCTTGTTCTTACATTTGACAAATTCGCATGGGACAAATCCGCACCGGACAAATCCGCACCGGACAAATTCGCATGGGACAAATCCGCACCGGACAAATCCGCACCGGACAAATCCGCATTGAGCAAATTCGCACGGTACAAATCCGCACCAGACAAATCCGCACCGGACAAATCCGCACCGGACAAATCCGCATTGAGCAAATTCGCACGGTACAAATCCGCATTGGACAAATTCGCGCCGGACAAATCCGCATTGGACAAATCCGCATGGTACAAAACCGCATGGTACAAAACCGCATTGGACAAATACGCACCGGACAAATCCGCATTGAACAAATTCGCGCCGGACAAATCGGGCAAATTCGCATTGAACAAATTCGCATTGAACAAATTCGCACGTTCCCCGCCTTCTTCACCGTCCAACCATTTTTGATGGCGTTCGAGAATTTCAGTAAGTTCCGCTTTTGTCATCTTTATCTTCTCCTCCCTTAACGAACATCAAAGTACAGGCGATGCCGGAACAAACTCCGCAGAAAAAAGGAATGATTCTTTCCGGCTGATAAATGCACACGGCAATTTGAAAAATCACCGTCGCAATAATGAATCCCCAAACAAATTTTCTATTTAAAATTTTTTTCATCTTCGACTTCCTCAAAATATTGAATTGTGATAACGTCGCCGGGCTTAATCTGCCCTTGCCGTTCGACGAGAACCGGATTTATCGCACGGACTTCGTCTTGAAATTCCGGCAAATATTTTTGTCGGCAGTCCATGCGGCAATATTTTTCGGTGACTCCCCAAAAAGTTTCTCCCGGCGTGACTTCGTGCGAAATTGTGATGACGCGAACCGGTTTTTTCGGAATTACTTCACGGATACCGAGCCCGACCAACGCAATCAGAATCACGCCGAGAATTGCCAAAAATTTGTTAATCGTCGTCATCAGTCAATTCCTCCTCTTTCGGAACACGGAAAACTTTTTTGCCGTTTGCGTAAGCGTCAATCAATTTGTCAAAAGTTTTTTCGCAGGATTCTTTTTCGGCAAATGTCCCGATAGCACGTTGTCCATAAACGCTAACGCGCGAAGGTGAATATACGGGAGGAAAAGTTGCCGTGAGGGTAAAATTTCCGTCCGAGTCTGTTCCGCATGAAATCGCTTGTGCGGTGTCAATGTTAACAGCCTGTTTTTTAGTTTGATGAATAATCAACATAAAAATTCACTCCTTAGGCAATACAAATTCGTTTTTCCGGGCGCGAAACGCATTCACAATCATGTCGCAAACTTCGACGGCGCGTTCCTCCGACCGGTATTTTCGCAAAGTTTTAATCTCGTCGCCGACGTTGATATATCCCGGATCGAAAATCACGGTGTCGCCGTCATTGTCAATCGAATCCGGAAAAAACTTTGAGCCGTTTTGAACGGTGAGAATTACTTTTTCGTCCGGGTTGTAAAGCTTGAACATTTAACCGACCTCCTCAATTTCAATTTCAATTCGCGGGTCTTTTTTGTCTTGAATTTTCCTGCAGACAACTTCACAAATTTGTTTGTCGTCCTCAAAACAAATTCCGTTGAGCGAAAATTTTCTGTACAGATTGAGCCGGATTTTAAGTTGCCCGCTCAAAGGTTTTTTGCCGCGCATCGCCGACTTTGCGATGAGTGACAACGCCTTTTTGAAGTCGGCGGAGCGTTTCGGATAAAATGCTTGCCGGGTCTGCATGTTTACTCTCGGACGGGCAAGCGGTATCGGCTCAATCGCCGCCGTGAATTTAATCATTGTTTCCTCCGAAGTTTGTTTTTTCCGGTTCTTCGTCGAGCGCGAGAAAATATTCTGCCGGCACTCCGGAATTTTTAACGATTTTTCGGAACACTACCAAATCGGGCAAATTTATGCCGTTTTCCATTTCGATAAGTTTTTGATAATGCACGCCGAGCAATTCGTCAAAGTCCTGTAACGACAAGCCCAAATCACACCTCAATTTGCTCAATCGCTCACCAAACAATCGCTTGAAATTACGTTTGTCGTCGTAATATTCTTTTTGCCTTTCCAGTTGCCGGCGTTTGTCGTAAAGTTTTTTTGCAACTTCCAAGTCAACGTCAGACAAGCCGCTCAAAAATTTTGTGATGTCCGAATTTTTGTCGTTGCTCATTTCATCACCTCGTCTTTCCTCAATGCGTACGCCATACCGTAAGCGAAAAAAATTCGGGAACAAATTTCCAAAAGTCTTTCGCGCGGTATTTTTTTGATTTTCTTCATACGTTCTTCAAATTTCGTGTCCGGGAAAGTTTCGCCGGTCTCGTCGTCAATGACTTCCGGAGAGAAAAAGTCAAATCTTCATAAGCCGCGCCGATGTCGCCGCGTTTCGTTGATTCGATCCGGTTGTCGTCGGTCACGGCGTTTACCGCCTCATGAAATTTTTCTTCGTCCAAAAAAATCAACATTGTCTTTCCTCACTCCCGCCGATTTCCGAAAATCTCATCAAGTTTTTGTGTCACGAAGTCTGAAACAATTCCTTTGTCAAACCACCGCGCGATGGCGGTGTCAACGTCACACCAAAAATTCCAAACGACTGAAAATGTCAACATCAAGCCGACGAAGCCCGCGATACACGCAACACCGATTAACGCAAGTGCAAAAAATTTCGGTACAAATTCAATCATTTACGGAACACACTCCCACAAATCAATCGCCGTTTCATTAAGCATTGTCAGCTTAGCCGCGTTGTAAAATTTTTTGTCTATCTCGAACCCGTAACAACTTCTGCCCGTTTCGGCACAAGCACGGACCAAATCGCCTATATCGGTAAAAATCGTTATCAACCGTTTCAGTAAATTGACCGGTTTTTGTGTCGGGTGTATTCTCGGCACATTTGATTTGTCTCTCTGCCAACGGAACCAATTAAGAATCATCTGCCCGTCATTGTTAAATTTCGGAAGTTTGTCACGATACAAGACTATAGCCGTTTCGACCGCTCCGACAATTTTCATGTTGGCTTTTAAAACCTGTGCGGAATTGTCTTTGATAAAGTACAGCGGATAAGAATTTTGAAAGCCGTACCGTTTGCCGAGTGATTCTATCATCGGCATTTGCTGATGCGAGCAAAAGACAATCATCGCGGGAGCCTTGCCGCGTTCTTTGGGCTCCTTTTTAAGGAGTTTTGAACAAAAATGAAAGTATTCGACAAGGTTAAAGTTGCCGTCGGTTCTGAAAAAACTTTTCCCGGCTTTTTTGCTTTCACCGTTTTTGTTGTTACCGCCGATATACCATTCGGGATTGGAACCGTATGCGGCGTTACCGAGATTGTAGGGGATATCGGCGATAACCAACTGCGCTTTTGCGGGAATATTGTAAACTTTATAGTTTTGAAAATTGTCGTTGTACAGTTCAATCTTCACTTTTTTCTTCTCCTGTGGTAAAGCCTTTTTCCTCCGCTTTTTTCAAAACTTCATCGGTTTCCGGGTCTATTACGTCGGACTTGACATCAACGGTATTTTCAACCGCTTTTTCCGGTTCAATCTCCGGAACTTCGTCCGCGCCCGGAATTGTCACAGGTTCGCGAGCTACCCTGTTGCCGCCGTTGTCAACGTAAGTAAACGAATTTTTATCCACAACCGATTGGTCAGCCTGAATCGCCGTCACCATATCCGCAGACAAGATACCCCAACGATTGAGCAACAACTTCAGCACGGTTTTGTTCGCCATTTCGTTAAAATTTTTAGTCCACGGGGAACTTGACGAGCCGTAACTCTGCGAATATTTTTTCGCGTGTTCCTCAATTTCGGTTTTTGTCATGTACAAAGATTTTTCAAAGCCGTTGTTAAGTTTGAAATATGCGATATAGCCGACAATGTCATCGGAAATTTTTTCCCCGATAATCGGTTCGCCCGTCAAAACGTCGATACCGCGAATCTGCCCTTCACGAACTGCGCCGGCGTGAATCCTCGTATATTTTCCGGTGCGATGTGCAAGCTGAATCAGCCCTTTATAGCCCAAGATGAAAGTCGCTTGCCCTCTGTAAGGAAGAATGTATGCGTGACCGAGCGACGGCGTGATAGAGAGTTTGAGAGTTGCGGCAAGTCCCGCCGCACCGAGAATCGACTTCGCGTCGCACTTTTGCAAAGCGTAATTGCCGTTGTAAATCGCCAAAATCGCCGAGATAAAAGCGGGTGCGCCCTTGTCCAAAACTTCAGCGAAACGATTTTTTACCGACTCCGCTTTGAGCATTGCGGGAAGTCCCACGTCTTTTTTCGCCACAGCTTGAGTTGCCATAATTTTTTCCTCCTCCAATTACGAAGTCTTGATTTTTTCGCCGACTTCGTTTAGAATCACGTTAGTTTGAAAATTTTTGTACCGCGTTGCGGCTTTTTTTATGCCGATTTTTCGACCGGGTTACCGGGTTTCACGCGGCAACTTCCGTACAAGTCGAGCCAATCGATGAGTGCGGAAGTTTTTTTATCGACTTCGTCGAGAACGTATTCACCCGCTCCCGCCGCAAAATAAATCTCAATCGGGAAAAATTTCTGCAGGTGTTTAATCACGTCAAGCAAATCACCGTCAACAATATTTGCGTCGGTGGAGTAAAGATTTTCGCGGAAGTCCTCTTCGTCGAGAAAATATTCTTCGTCAAATTTTTCCTCGTAAATACTGCACAAGCGATGTTCAGCCAACGCGATAACAAATTCCGCAAAGTCCCTGTCGCTCATGTAATGCGGCAACTTCACAAACATTTTGATTCTCGGTTCGTACCTCATTTTTTACCCCTCCTGCTTTCGCCTTTAATCTCAATCGGCGGCATCATAACTTTGCACCTGTCGTAGATCCTGCTTCCATTCTCTACGGGTTCGCCGTTCGTGTCCGTCGGATTGTTCAGCGCGTCCGCAATTTGTTCCAAAGTGCCGTTACTGGTCATTATCGTTTGAAGTCCCGCGTTATAGCGATAGTCGATAATGTCAAACAGCGTGTCGCTCACAAACCTTTTTCCGCGTTCGCGCTTTACGTCGTCGAGAATCAGCACCGGAATTTTATAAATCCGCTCCAGAATGTCGGTTTCTTTGACTTCGCTTTTCGGATTGAACGTCGCCCGAACATTTCGGAGCAAGTCCGGAACTTTCGAGAAAATCACGTCCCGACTGCGTTTGACGCTTTCGTTTGCGATAATCGCCGCCAACATCGTTTTCCCGACACCGTATTTGCCGTAGAAAAACGCGCCTTTCTTGCCCGATTCGGCTATTTGTTCGGCGTACCGTTTAGCCGTGCGGTTTTTCGCGTCCTCGTCGTAATTGTCGAACGTCAAGCCCCGATATTGTTCGGGAATTTCCGCAAACTTCAGCCGTTCGCGAACTTTTTCGGACTTCGATTTTTCCTTCGCCACTTTGCAAACTTTAGCCCGAATATGAAAAACGGGATTTTTGCAGATAACGGGTGTTTGATATTTGCCCGTTTTTTTCGGACACTCGCCGCCTTCGCAACTTTCGCAGATTGAATTTTCCTCCTGCGCCCTGATGATGTCCCGAATATCAAAGTCGGTAAGGTCTTCGCCGTAAGCCTTGCGGATTGATTGAACTTTTTCCGGCGAAAATCTTTCGCGACGTTGTTTGAGCCGTTCGGCAATTTCCGGGTTTGCCTTCAAAAATTCATCAAAGTTAAAAGTCGGTGATTCATTTTCCGCCGATGACTTCATCAATAACGCCGCTCCAATCGTACGGTTTAAAGTCGTATCCGCTTGATTCGTCACGTTTTGCATTGCGTTCACCTCCTTCCAAAATCGCACGAACAAAAGCTATCGAAATGCGCGGCTCCTTGTTTGATTCCGCCGCCTTGTACAGCGCGGCGACAATTTTTTCCGCGCCAAATTCGGAAGTCCACTCCGATAAAGTCTTCCGCTCGTAAAAATTAGGTTCGCCGACTATTCCCCGCCAAGCGTTCAACACTTCCGGAGAAATTGCGGTTGCGGCTGTCGCGCGCGCGTCCGCGTTCGTCTTCACCGTCTTCTTTACGTCTTTTTTAGACATAGTTAAAGAAAGGGGATTACTATGAAGGGTGTCCATAGGGGTGTCCATAGGGGTGTCCATAGGGGTGTCCATAGGGGTGTCCATAGGGTATAAAATTTTCAATTTGTACTCTGTGACATCGGAACCCTTACCCGGTTTAAAATCAATGAACCCTTTTTTTTTCAATCTGCTTTTGGCGTTTCTGATGGTGGCAAGTTTCACAGGCTTACCCGTGCTGTCGTACAGTCGCAACCTCCTCAATAACTCCGCGTCCGAAAGTCGAATTGTTTCCGTCCAGTGTCGCCGGTTAAATGCATTGTACAAATGCAGATACACCAGCTGGTCACTCCCGCTGAGGGTTCGCTCCTCTGCAAGTTCAAAGAATCGATTGAGCTGTACCAACGGCTTATCCATCACTCCTCCCTCCTTTCTCCGGGTTTTTCATGAGCGCGATATTCTCAAGCAATACTCACGAACCGGATTAACTTATCCGCAAATAAGTGCCGCGTTCCTCAAGATGTGCGCCCGGAATGACTTCATCGTTTTCCAGATTTTCACGAAGTCTGTCCCGATTCACCCTCCGGCTTTTGCGATACTCATCGCGCCCCGTGAAGTGGAAACTTTTTTCAAGTCCATTCCGGTAAGTGCCGAACGGTAAAAATCCTTGATTTGTGCGATACGATTCTCGACTGATTTTTTGTGACGTGTAAGCCTGTCGATTTCCGCTTTCATCGCGTCCGCCGTACCCTTGAGGGACTGAATCAAACCGATTCCGTTTGCGACTTTTTCTTCCAGTGCCATGTTCAGCGACTGAAGTTTTTCCTGCAATTCCTCATCGGTGAGTTCCTCGTTGTACAGCAACTCTTCAAACTCCGCCGAAATTTCGTACAGTTTCATTTTTCTTTCACCCCTTCGATTATGCTATAATTGAGAAAAATTGAAAGTGAGGAAACATCATGGATTGTGTCACGTTTATTGCAAATGCTCTGTCTGCGGGATTTGGTGCTTGTGCCGGTGCTATGGTTGCTTACGTTTTCGCCGATAACTCCGATAAAAAACGCAAGCGGGAGAAATATCTGACGCTCCTTTTGTACATTCACGAAAATTTAGCCGTTTTGTACGAATTCTTTTTGAATATCCCCGAAAATCAAATAAAAGAGATTGACGGTCAAAAAGTGGTAGCGTTTGATATTCCTTTGCCGGAACTTTCTATCACGCCTGAACAAATGACGGATATTTTTGAAGTTTCCCATGATAAGGATATGCCGGCATCGCTGACGCACCTTCAGCAATTCTTGAAATCAAACTCACGCAGAACTTCTTCGGACGGTTTCTCAATCTTGACTGTTGACTACATACAACAATGTTTGAGCCAACTGAAAGGAATGTTAATCTCCGTCCGTGTGCAATATCGCCAAGAAACTAATGACGATATTCCGCTTGCCGATGTAACAAATACACCGTTGCAAATGCACTGACAAACGCCACAGTGAAGATAACCGCACTGCTCAAAATAACTTCAACCATTTCTTTCACCTGCCTTTCGTTTTGCCTGTCACGGCTGATTCAAACCGCCGATTTACGGCGGCTTTTTCAACTGTGAACCCTGACCTACCTTGCCTTGCCTGGCCAAGCCTTACCTCGCCGAGCCAAGCCCCGCCCTGCCTGCCTTGCCCCGCCTTGCCTTGCCAAACTGGAACGTGCCATGCCCTGCCATGCCCTGCCTGCCAAACCAAGCCGCGCCGAGCCGCACCTCGACATACCTTGCCCCGCCTTGCCTGTCTATTTTTAAGCCGGAAGTTTTGTTTCCAACTCATCAATAGCGTTAAAAATATTTTGAAGTTCGGAATACGCCGCATATTTGCGTTTGAAAGTTTGCAGTTCGTAGAGCGCATTTTTCAAAACCTGCGCCCTCATAACTTCGTCATTCATCGCAACGCCGATTGAAACAAAGTTTCCGGTTTCTTTTTTCGCCGAATCGGAAATGCTGACGAACGCCCGGACAGGTGTCGAAGTTTCATTTGCCGACGTTTCGATTTTCACGGTAATATTGCTGATAATTTTCCTTGCCTGATAAAGTCTGTAACTTTCAGCCGCTTTGCCGTCGTCCCATTCAAAACACGGGTGCAAAACCGCTTTTTCGTCGCGTGATTCGTTCAACACCAATTCCGGCGTCAATGCTCCGTTTTCTTGCTCAAGCTTTTCCAAATACTCACCCGCAACTTGAGCCGGTACCGGTTGCCCGAATTTCCATGAATATACCGCCATATTGTTTACCTCCTTTGTTTCGCCTTCACGGCTTATCGAAACAGTCAACCGAAATTGACTGCTCCGGAAACCGTGACACGCCCGGCCACGCCGAGCCACGCCCCGCCAGACCCTGCCTCGCCGCGCCAAACCTCGCCGTGCCTGCCAAGCCTCGCCGCGCCAAACCTTGCCCAGCCTCGCCGCGCCATGCCTTACCCCGCCGTGCCGTGCCGTGCCTCGCCTTGCCTGCCAAACCATACCTCGCCACGCCAAGCCTTGCCCCGCCTCGCCTCGCCTCGCCAAGCCACGCCTGCCAAAAATTAACCGGTGTAAACGTGGAACCGACCGAAGTCGCCGTCGCGGGAAGGTCGCCACTCACCGACACCGTTTGAAAAGCCGGCAACATTGAACAGATTGATAATTTCCTCTGCCGACATCGCGCCGGAGTTGTAGCGAATCGGCAACTCTACGCTCCATTCGGTAAACATCGCACGGAAACGCAAATCAGCCGTCCCCATTCCGATTTTTACCATATCTTCACGCGGCGAAGGCATTCCGTTTATGACGGCATATTCTCCGCCGATAATGTGAAACGCACCCCGCGCCGTCGTCTTTTTGTCCAGAATTTTTTGCTGATAACCTGCGTCGACCGCCGCCGCTTTGAACGCGATAACCGGGAATCCGAAAGTTGCTTTTGCTATTGCGTCATGAATTTCTCCCTCCGACATCTCGTCAAGATTTTTAGGGATTGTCGGATTGAGCCAATACAAACTGCGGGCATATTCGACGGCAGGGTTGCGCGTTTCTTTACCTGTCGTCGCTTTCTTCATCTGTTTGTCGAGCATCATTTTTTTTGCTTTTTCGCTCCATGCGTGAACGATAAGCGGCGAATCCCCGACGAGCCGCAAGGCGAAATCCTTCAGTTTCAATTCCGGAATAGTGATAGTTTCTGCCTTTTTCGTTGCCATTGCTTTTACCTCCGTAAGGTGCTATAATCGCACCGATATAAGTTGATAATTCTTCGCGCCTTCGGGCGCGTTTTTTGTTTCAGTCATAATCGCCCAAAAGACGACCGACGTAATCATCATGCCCTTTATCTGCCCATTCGTCGTAGCCGCGATAAGGATTGTTCCACGAGCAATATTCTTCCTCGTCGTCAATATCAAAATATTCTTCCTCGTCGAAGTCCTCAACGTCACAGTATTTTTTGTCCGGTTCTCTCATTGTGATCCGCTCCTCTCACAAAATTCTTTTTCTTGCGTTAATCAGCATTTTGGAAATGATTGTTATCGCTTGCGTCAGCCAATTATTTTTTTCGATAACGTCAATCGCTCTGCAATTTGAATTTCTTGCCCGCGTCCAAATTTTTTTGCGTTGGTCGCCGTCAAAGACTCTGATAAAATCTACCCATGCTTGCCGGTGAGCATTTGCCTTGTTTTTCTCGTAATTCGGATAAGTTGTCGCATATTCTTTCACGAGCCTGTCCAACTTTTGACGCGGCGTTTCTCCCGGCGTAGGATTTAACCATTCGAGCATCGAACGCTGATTTTTTTGCTCTGATTCAACTGCCGTGATTCGCGCGTCCTGCTCCTTCAAAACAGTTAATGTTTGTTCGAGAGCCGTCAACGCGGTTATCGGTTTAGCTGAATAACTTCCGGTCTTACGAATCGACGGAATAACTTCAGCCGTTACCCAATGTTTGAATTTTTTCGCGGTCGGCAATTTCGACGAAAGAATCAATGCGTAAAGTCCGCTTTCGTTAATCACCGTCATGTCTTGCGCTCCGGAGGGGGTGTCACATTTCGTTACACCCTTGTCTTCGTCGTCTACATGGTCGATAATCGCCTTGCGCGAATTGGTGTAACCGAGAATTTCTGCAACGTCTTTCCCGACGAAATAAATTTCACCGTTAATTTCAACCGTGCGGAGTTGCCCGAACTCCGAATTTTGGAAAATCTGCAATTTGTTTGTCATTGTTGTCCGCTCCTCTCTTGCCTTGCCATGCCAAGCCCGACCTTGCCAAACCTTGCCTCGCCCCGCCTCGCCTCGCCTCGCCTCGCCTGCCATGCCTTTAGGACCTCTGTACCGATTTTTGCCCTTCCCGATAACCTTCAAGACGCGCCGCTTTGATTTTCAATTTCGCGATTTTCTTTTCCAAGTCGGCTATCTTGCGGTATGCCGCGTTCAATTCGCGAATGATTATCCCCGTCAGAAAATCCGGTTGTTCGACAGATTTTTTTCCCATGTAGTAAGTCGTTTTCCGGATTCTGAAAGGAACGTCGTCCGGTGCGTGTGGTTCAGTCGAAATTGTAACTTCCCTCAATTCCAATCCTTCTGTCATCAAAATCCCTCCCCAAATTTCATGATTTTTTGATGTGCCTTGTTCACCACACTATATTGACTTTTTGCCGTTTAATCATTATAATTTGGTTGCGAATACAAATTTATAATGATTAACGGAAGGGGTGTTTTTGTGACTGCAAACAATTCAAAAAAAGTGACTTCTCCGCGTTCTGCTTCTGCGGCATCTAAAGTTTTACGAGACAAGAGAACGAGCAAAAACTCCAAGACTGCCGCAGGTTCTGCGTTGGCACAAACTCCGAACAAGAAGAAATGAGTTCTGCCGGAGATTTCACGGGTCGAGATGTCTGCAAACATCTCGATTTTTTCATTCTGCGAAGAAAATTTTTTCTGTTTCTTGCATTGTCAGCGGGATCGCGCTCATCAGCTTGTGAATTTCGGAAATTTTGAAGTCCCCTTTGCGAAGTTTCAATCCGAATGTGTTTGCGGTCATTCCTACGGACTTTGCAATTTCGCATTGCAAGCGTTTGTGATACGTCATTCGCGCTTTCAGTTCCTGAACGTCTACTTTCACTTTGACACTCCTTCGTCGGGGTTGCCGCCCCACAAATCTTCTACAGTCGAGCCGTACAGTTTCGCTATTCGGATTGCCGTCCGAATAGCAGGAACAGACATTCCGTATTCGTATTTTTGATACATCTGTTTGCTCATGCCCAACATTTCAGCGGCTTGTGCTTGCGTCTTGCCGGACTTCAACCTTGCCGCTTGAAGTGTTTCGATTTTCTTCATATCACCTCATCTCCTTTTTATTTAGCCACCGTTCGGTTGCTATATTGTGAATTATAATCAGCAACTATACGGTTGTCAAGTGGTTTTTTATTTTTTTTGGAGGGATTTTTTTATGACCTATGCTGAAGCTTTAAAGAGATTCCGCAAGGATTTTCACCTTACTCAACAGCAGGTAGCAGATACAGCACAAGTAGCAAAACAAGTTTATCAGCGTTACGAATACGGACGTGACCCCGCTATTTCTGTACTTTGTAAACTTGCTGACGCTTTCGACGTGTCGATTGATTACCTTGTCGGACGCTCCGACAATCCCGCGCGGCATTGAAAGGGGGGAGCTTTATGCTCAAATCCATAGATGTGGAAAATTCTTCGGTTATAGTGAAAATCGCTTATGACGGAGAAGATATTTTTGTTAAATTCAAAGAAAACGGTTGGTACAGATTCCGCAGTTTGTCGGAAGAAGTTTTTGATGAATTTTGTTCCGCCAAGTCGAAAGGTACTTTTTTGAATACGAGGTTGAAACATTTGCGTAAAGGTACACGTTGCGCTAATCCGGAACTTTGAAAGGAAAGTAGATGTTGCCGCCTTCGCCGCCGGCAAATATCACGCTGTCCCACATGACGATAACCGCGCTGAACGGATTGCACCTTTTGTGGTTTGTTTGAAGATATTTCACAAGCGGAGCGCAAAGGTTTTCGAGTTCCTCAAGTTCAGCGTCGCTCCATTCGTCAAACTTTTCCATTTTCTCACCTCGATTGAAATAATCCGAAAATTTGAAAGGTACGCCTTTTTGAGTTTTCACCAACTCTGCATATTCGCAACTGATGATTGCCTTGACGTGCGACGCGCCATAGTGTTTTTGAATGTACTCGACTACAGGGCGGCAAACATCTTGAAAATCATCTTCAAATACGGTTAATTCTTTTTCCATGTCATCACCTCGATTGAAAGGGGGGTGAATTAACTGAAATTTGTTTCACGACTATCTCAATCTCGTCTGCCTCAATTTCGGACGAGATTATTTTTTCGATGATTTCTTCCGCACATTTCCAAGAATTATTCAACGGGACAATTTCTATCGTGATTTTCATTCTCTCACCTCGATTGAAAAAGCCGGATAAGGCACGGGATAAAACCCGCGCCTTTTTCCGTTTAGGGAGGGTTCTCTATTTGAAGGAATGTGTAGAGGTTGGCTTAATTCACTGCTTCCTTCCACGTCTTTGACGCTCGGAAAAAAGGTCTCTTACGGGCGGCAATTTTAATTTCCTCGCCCGTTCTCGGGTCGTGTCCCATACGTTCACTGTGTTCGCTCAAAGTAAATTTTCCGAATCCGACAATGTTTACTGCCACACCTGCCGCGACTTTTTCCATGATAACGTCGAACAAGGTGTTACAAACTTTGGCGGCGGTTTTGTCGCCAATTTCGGCTCTTGCCGCGACCGAGTTAATCAATTCAGCTTTGTACATTTTTCTTCTCCTTTTCCTCAATGAGAGTTTCTACTTCGTCGGCAAGCGTGCTTACGGCGTTGATAATATCGTCGAACGCTTTACCGACACGAGTTTCCGGAACAACGTGTTTGTACCGGTTGCAAGGCATTTCGGATTTTTTAGGTGTGTCCTCTTCACAAGCGGCGATAATTTCTTTCGCCAAACGGCAGATAACCTTTTGGCAAATATCGTCAACAATCGGATTTTTGACTTTGACATAATCGCCGATAACTTCACAAAGTTCCTCAACGGCAATATCAAATTTCGCTTGATTCACATTCATCAACCTTTCTTAAAACGGCATATCCACATCTTCGTTCGGGTCGTAGTCGTCGTAACCGAAGGAAGGTTTTTTGCTACCTTCCTTTTTCGCGCCGGCAAATTCGATATTTTCAACCGTGATGTCAACGCCGGACTTTTTCCCGTCCTTGCCGTCGTATTCGTAAGTTTGCAAACGCCCTTCGACGAGAACGCGACTGCCTTTAGACAAATACTTTTCGCAAAATTCGGCGGTCTTTCCCCACGCCGTCAGGTTGAAAAAATCAACCTCTTTTTCCTTGCTGAACGCCCTGTTCACGGCAATTCCCATTCTTGCGTAAGTCTTGCCGCTCTGCGTCGATTTGACTTCCGGATCTCTCGTCAAGTTTCCCGAAATAAAAATCTTGTTCATTCGATACCTCCCGGTTCTTCCAAAAGTTTGTTACTGCTTGCCGTCATCTGCAGAATCTCCACAGCCTTATCCATAACGGAATTTTCAATATCCCTGTAGTAGCGTTTCGCCGTCATGCCTTGAATCAAACTTTCGCTGATGATTTTTTCAGTCATTCCGCAAATTTTCTTTTGGCTTTTCGTAGCCAACGCCCGACAACCGTTCGGAATACCGCTTACCCTGTTGGCAAGGTTTGAAAATTTCGCGTAAATCCGTTTCGGCTTGCGTATATCACCCTGCCTTCTCGCGTACTGCGCGTACATTTCGTAAACGCCGACAGCCTCTTTCCTTGCTTGAAGTTGATACTGTCTTGCCTCCGCGTGTTCTGCAAGTGTATTCGGCTGACGATACCCGCCCGTTTTGCGAATTGCCGGGATAATTTTTCAAAACGCGGTTGAGCAAAGCCCAAGCAATTTTTTCATAACCGCTTTTATCGACTGCGGTAAATCCGAGCCCGAACGCCGATTCTTCGACGTTCAAATACGCCGTGCCGTCCGAAACGTACCCGTGCATATTCCCGAACATTTCATTTTCAAATGCCTTTACCTGAAGTTGATTCATTAAACGCTCTCCTTCAAAAAATATTATTCGTCCTCAAAAAATCGGTCATACTGCCTACAAACTCGTTATAACGATTCGGCTTGCTTTTCTCGTACTCCGCAAAAACCGCACTGCCGATTTTCGACTGAAAAACATCTTTCCACAACGCGCAAACGGTGTCGATTTTTTGAAAAATTTCCGCGCGTCTTGTCGCGTCGTCGTATTTTTCCCGAAGTTCCGCCAATTCTGCTTTGCTTGATTCATAGTCGGCGGGGAAAATTTGTACTTCAGTCGGTTTTTCCTTCAACCGCTTTTCCAACGCGGAAATTTTATTGCCGAGTTCCTCTTTTGCCTGTTTCAGTTGTTCGTAGTCGTCCGGCAAAACGGTAACGGTTTTTTCGTTTTTCAGCCTTTGCTCAAGCTCGTTTTTCTCGATTGTCAGCTTGTTGATAACTTCACGGGTAGCATTATCCTTGTCGTAAAGCGACCGACGAATTTTTTCAAGCCGTGCGTTATCCTCTTTCAAGTCGGCAATTTCGGATTTAAGCTCATCGGTTTCCTTTTCGTGAAGTGTCTTGTTGCTTGACAGTGCGGTATCTTTATCGGCAAGTTTCATCTTGTAAATCCGGACTTCCGCCCGGAGTTCCTGCACCGTCATATCCTCCACCGCTTTACCTTCGGCGGCTTTCTCGTCGATAAACTTTTCCGTTTCTTCAGCCGGCAACGCGAGCATTTCTACCATTTGCTGGGAATTTCCAAACCGTTCTGCAATTCGCATAAAATTTTGTGCGCTACTTTGTTTGAGATTAAAATTTTCCTTCAGCCAATTTGCCCATTCGCCGTGCGGGACAAGTTCCTTTGCTTGAATCAACCGCTTTCCGATTTCGATTGTGTTTTGTCCCCACTGATTGACGTAGAATTTAATTTCGGTCGTCAACTGAACCAATGATTTTTCCGCCGGCAATGTTGTTTTCGATACAATCAAATCTGACATTCTTTCACCGCCTTTTATGCTGGATTTTCATTTCACTTCAGTTTCTTTAAAAGATACCTTGTCGGCAAAAAAAATTTCGTCGACCGAACTTCCGAGAATAGCGGATATTTTTTCTGCATCCTCCAAAGTCATAGTAATTTGACCACGTTCTTTCTTGCTGTACGTTGCCTTTGTCAGCCCCATTGCTTCAGCCATACTTTCACAGGTGTATCCCTTGTTTTGCCTTATTTCTCTTAACCGCTCAAACAAATCATCACCTCCCTACAGTATCTTTTCGCGATACACGAATTATATTTCACGCTTAGTTTCCTGTCAAGATATTTTATAAAAAAAATATCCGATTAAGCTACAAAGCTTGAGTTTCTTAATAAGAAACTGTACAATGACGATATATATTAAGGGAGGTGTTGAACATGAGTAGAATAAGAAACTTAAGGCTGAAACACGGCTGGACGCAGGAAGAATTGGGAAGAATGCTCAATGTCCAAAAAGCGGCGATTTCAAAATATGAAAAAGGAATAACTATGCCGAGCAACGAAGTTTTGAAAAAAATGTCGTCTGTTTTCAATGTATCTACAGATTATCTTTTGGATAACGAAGCGGTATATGGCACTCCTGTTTATCACCTTGCCGATGAAGAAACGCGATTGCTTGACGGTTATCGTGCGCTCGACGATTCAAAGCGTCAGACACTGGTAAATATGCTTGCGTTTCTCAAATCACAACAGAACGCAAGTTTGGGCGGAATGATTCAACAAAACAACGTAAGAGGAAATAACAATATTTTTGCAAACGGGAAAGGTCATTCGTTCAACCTTATAACCAAGTAGTTCTAACGGAGGAGTGTCGTATGGATTTCGCAGAAAAACTCAATGCCTTTGTCGGTCGTGTTAAAGCTTTAAAGTCAAAAATCAAAAACGAAGAAGCAACCAAAACCTCCATGATTATGCCGTTTTTTAATATGCTCGGATACGACGTTTTTAACCCGCTTGAGTTTATTCCGGAATATACTGCCGATGTCGGTATAAAAAAAGGTGAAAAGGTAGATTATGCCATTGTGGATAAGAAACAAAATCCCGTTATCCTCATTGAAGCAAAATGTTGCGGCGAAAATCTTAGCAAACACGGATCTCAGCTGTTCAGGTATTTTGCGGTAACTCCTGCAAAATTCGGGATATTGACGAATGGAATAGTCTATCAGTTCTATACTGACCTTGAAGCACAAAATAAAATGGATAAAACGCCGTTTCTTGTTGTTAATCTTCTGTCGCTTAAAGATGATACCGTTTCCGATTTACAGAAATTTCAAAAATCCGAGTTTGATGTTAATACAATAATAGCGAAAGCTACCGAGTTGAAATACAGTGATAAAATTTTACAATTTTTCTTGAATCAGATAAAAAATCCGGACAGTGATTTCATATCCTATGTAATAGCGAATGTTTATCGCGGTCGCAAAACACAACGCGTAATTGATGATTTTCGCCCGATAGTTAAACGGGCTTTCACACATCTGTTAAACGAAAAAGTTAATGAGCGGTTGCAGACCGCAATAAACGCAGGAGATACATTGGCAGAAGAAAAACCGGAGGATTCCGTAACTCAGCATCCTGCAGAAGAAAATTGGAGTAATGAATTTCTTGAAGGTTTTTTTGTTATAAAATCTCTCATTTATTATTGCGCCGGTGACTGCGTGATAACACGCAACACTAATGGCGATGAATTAGAGATAACTCTTGAAAATGACAAGACCAAATGGATATGCCGTTTGAATTTCAAAGAGAAAATTTTTTATATGAATCGTCCTTCAAACGGTAAGGAATACACTAAAAGGCAAATTCGTTCGTTAGAGGATATATATTCCTATCGGAATCAACTTTGTGAAATTGTTCAAATTTTTTCTAAAAAAGTGTGATGTATCTCTAAAACATTCAGAATAGAAGTGTTTCGATAAAAGGGATATAAAGGTTATGACGACAGAGTTGTTGCTTGCAGGTTTGAATTTAACAGCTTTAGTGATTTTAATCACTGTTTTACTGGTAAGGACGGGAAAGTTTGTTTCAGACTTAAAAAATGAAATTGTCAAAAGTGTTCAATCGGATATTAACGCTCAAATAAACCAAGTCAAAGAATCGGTAAAGGATTCTCTGACACAATTTGAACTTCGTATCCGCTCTTTGGAACAGAACAGCGAATTGAAACTAAATTCCATGCGGAACACATTGAACGACAATATAACAGCACTTCAAGGCGAAAATCAAAAACAGTTGGAAAAAATAAATGATACAGTAAGTTATAAATTTCAGTCAGCATTAAATCAGCGAATTTTAGAATTTACAAACGGTGTTCACGACAATCTGGAACGCCAAGTTACTCAATTTGAAAAAAGTGTCGCAAATGCCATAACACAAATGGAAAATCGCATTCATTCACTGGAAGATACAAACATCGCCCAAGCCAAAATTATTAAAGGGGATATAAGCGACACACTCACTCTTTTGAGAAACGAAAATCGTGAGCAGTTGGAGCAGATAAGAAAAACTGTAGATGAACATTTGCAAACTACCTTAGAGAAGAGAATTTCGGAATCCTTTAAAAATGTAAGTGAAAGACTTGAACAAGTCCAATTTGGACTTGGCGAAATGAAAAGTCTTGCCAATGACGTAGGTGGGCTGAAACAAGTTCTATCGGGAGTAAAAACTCGCGGTATCTTCGGAGAAATACAGCTTGAATCAATTTTGCAAGATATACTCACCCCTGAACAATATGAAAAAAATATAGCCACCGTTCCGAAAAGTACTTTCCGTGTTGAGTTTGCGGTTAAGTTACCAAATCCGAACGGCAACGACTTTACATATATTCCGATAGATTCAAAATTTCATTTGGACGTATATCATTCTTTGAGAAATGCGATAGAAATTAGCGATAAAAAACTTATTGAAGAAGCACGAAGTAATTTAAGGAAAGCTGTCCTTGTGTCGGCGAAGGATATCAAAGAGAAATACATATATCCGCCGGCTACGGTAAATTTCGCCATTATGTTTCTTCCTCTTGAAGGGTTGTACATTGAAGCGGTGAATCACGGACTTTTGGAAGAAGTACGAAAAAAGTATGGGGTAAATATTGTCGGACCAAGTACAATGGCGGCATTTTTGAGCAGTCTCCGCATGGGCTTTCAAATGCTTGCAATTCAAAAAAGATCTGATGAGGTATGGCAGATTTTAAGTTCAGTAAAGACGGAATTTTTAAGATTTGAGGACATCATGGAGAAAATGAGAACTCACTTAACTGCTACCAGTAATGACTTGGACAAAATGATAGGTGTAAGAACACGGGCTATCCGTCGTAGGTTAGAAAATATAGAAACACTGGAATCAAAAATCGAGAATTGAAATACAGAAATTTTCAATGTAACCGCTATGTGAGGATTTAAAATTGAGCGGATTAACTAAAATGAAAAATCGACTTAAATCTTTGCCTAAAGACTACAGCTACAAAGAATGTAAGACGTTGCTTGAAAAGCTCGGATTTGTCGAATCAACCAAAGGTAAAACAAGTGGAAGCAGAATTAAATTTTTTCGTCAATCTGATTCATCCGGTTTGTTCCTGCATAAACCACACGGCAATAATCCTTTAAATCCGTTGTTTGTAAAAGACTTATTGGAATTGCTCAAAAAGTCCGGTGATATTGACTAAAGGAGTTGCGATTTAAATGAGTTACAGAGGATACACGGCAAAAGTTGAATTTGAACCCGAACATCGCGTATGGTACGGTAAGATTGCGGATATTCGCGATCTGATAACTTTTGAAACGGAATATAAAGAAAACATTGAAAAAGAATTTATTGACACTGTAGATGATTATCTTGCTTTTTGTGAAGAAGTTGGGAAAGAGCCTGACAGACCGCAAACGGACTATCAAGCCGCAATAGCACAGGCAAAAGAAAATTTGGCGGACGCAAAAGAGCGGGGAGCGGACGCAATAGGTGACCGTTGGTCTGATGTGCGGAAAAGACTTTTTACGCCGGAACAATTAGCGGCAAGCGAAGAAAAACTAAGTCGCTTAAAAATAACCGCCGTGTAAGATAATAACAACGATAACCTTTTGTAAAAAAGCCCCTCGTGTGAGGGGTAAAATTTTGTCTTTTTTTACGTTAGAATTGGTTAGTCCGGACTTGTCTTTGTCCCGGTCCGGGACTTTTGAAACAATATTCCGGTCGCTGAGTTACTTTGTCACTTAGTCCTTAGACCAACTCGGACTTCGCACTGTTAAGCCGTTTAATTGCATTTTTACCATTTTTTAAAGTCCGGGAAGTCCGGAGGACTAACTTTTTTTAAGGAGGATTTTATGAAGTCCATATCCGAGTTATTGACGCGATACAATTTTCGTACAGCGTCCGGGTTCAGAAAGTTTATTGTTAAAAATCTGGACGTTATAAACGCCGACGGTGAACACGCTAAACAAACTCCCGACGGCTGGCAATTCGACGCTGAAGCTGTTCGGATAATCGACGAGTTACGCGGATTTAATGCCGTTGCCGTTATCGAAGAGCAAGAATCTGAACGTGTCAAAGAGTTGCAAACCGAAATTGACAATCTCAAAACGCTTTTGCTTGCTGCTCAAAACGAATTGATTTCCTCTCAAAAAGCGTTGCGCGAATCGGAGAAAAAATATCTTCTTGCCGAAAGTAAATCCGAAGTCGCCGAAACAAAACAGAAACTTTCTGATGAACGAATCGCCGAATTGAAATCCGAAACAACGGAGTTAAAATCTGAAACTGCAGAATTAAAATCCGAGATTGAACGCTTGAAAAATCGCGGTCTCTTCGACAGGATTTTCAATAAATTTTGATGCGCCGGAAGTTGAAATTTTTGGCACTTTCTTTTTTTCTCTTTACTTCCTCGTTCGATTGTACGCTAAAACCTATGTTCAAAACTTTCTCTTCTCTTTTATTTTTTTTCCTTATCAATGTTCCGGCTCCTCCGATGAAAAAGTTATTTTGACTTTCAAATTTTTCAAAAACACCTGCTGTTTTATTAACAAATTGTTTTGTTATGTTTTAGGTGAAAATGAGAGGTGCCGAAAACCCCGCCGGTATGCGGGTTCGCGGCACCGAAAAATTTTGATTTGGCTAGGAATTTTAACTATTTGGCTAGGAATTTTAACTAAAATCGGGTGTTATTTGGCTAGGAATTTTAACTAAAATCGTCATAAATGGCGTACCGACGCGAAATGATTTGGCTAGGAATTTTAACTTGGCGTACCGGTGCGGCTCAGGAAATGTTTTCAGAAAATTTTATACAGAATTTTTCTGATTTTTAATCCGATACAATCAAAAAAGCTAGCATTATTGACTTTTACTAGCTAATAATTTATACTTCGTCCGGGTGATGATTATGTCTGCCGATGAAAAATTTAAGGAAACCCCCATGCGGGATTTGGTTGCCCAATCGAATCAGATAATTCAATCGAGCAAGAAATTTGACCTTATGGGTCTGCGCCTTTTTTTAATCGGGCTTATGAGTTTGAACCCTCATTATTCCGAGAACGACAAATACTATGACGAGGATTTTCCACGTGTACTTGTATCTCCTCAAAAGTTGATAGAAATTTTCGGCAATAACACTTATCTTCACGATTTGCAAGATTCTTGTACAAAACTTTTCGGAGCGCATATTGTCCTGCCTTTGGAACATGGCGGCTGGCGGCTCGTTCACCTGTTTGACACTTTGGAGTACGTCCCGAATGAAGGCTTGCACATATGCTTTGATGAACGTATGAAACCTTATCTGCTGGATTTCGTCAAGGCGAACGGTTATACCATAGTCAGCGCCGAGCAACTTTTCCGGCTGTCATCTCCGTATGGCGTTCGCTTGCTTGAAATGTTGTTGCAATTCCGCAATATCAGACCCGGCGGTCGGGTTATCAAGCGGTCGGTAGATATCATTAATCTTCGATTTATTCTTGACGTTCCGACGGGAGCTTACGAAGGTCGTATGAATAACTTCCGAAAGTTTGTTCTTGATGAGCCGATTCGGGAGATAAATACCAAAACGGATTACCGAATGAGTTATAAAGTCGTAAAAACCGGAAGACAAGTTACCGGCTTTGAGTTTACGCTTGACACGTCGAAAATTCCGACAGGATTTTCCGGTGAAGAATACGTCATTCCGGACGACCGGGACGCGCTGAAAAAATTAAAAAGTCTGGGATTCGGCGAAAGAGCCGCCAAAAACATTTTGGAAAAATGCGACGACGCGACAGATTGTATCGCCCGAACCGATTATGCGATTCAAGCACTCGAACGGCAAAAGAAAAAATCGCCGGTAAAAAGCGAAACCGGATTTTTGCGTAAAGCAATAGAGGAAAATTGGTTGAGCCGTAACCCGTCGGAAGAAAATCCTGTTGAAAAAGTTTCGCGCCGCAAAGAAAATGCGGCTCCGATGTCACTCGAAGAAATTCTGGACAAAAAAACAAAGTCGGAAACCGAAAAGCCGGAACCGATTGAAGAACCGCATGAAAAAGGTGACACTCGAAGTGAGGAAGAACTCCGACAAGACGCTGAAAAAACCGGTGTGAATTTTGACGACTTCCGCGATGATGAAAAACCTGTTTATCCGTCATTGCTGGAAATATTGAAGAAAAATTTTCTCGAAAATCCGAACTCGCCAACTGCAGATGTGTTTTTGAAAAAATTCAACATGAC